CAGTTTTTCAACTTCAGTAGTTAATTTTCCTGTAGAATCAATACTATTATCAATAAATCCTTGATATTCATTTGCGTAAGAAACAACTGATTCAGTATAACCTTCAATATTAATTTGTAGTTCTTTTTGTTTCAGACCTAACTCTTCTACATCTGCTTTTAATGGCTTTATTCTTCTTTGAATCTGTTCGTATTCTGAACCACTAAATGTATCTTCAATAGGAGTTAACCTACTAGCTGTCTTTAATCTTGCTTCTTCAACCGCTAATAATGCTTCTTTGCTTTTTAATGTAGAGTCTACAATTTCCTTTTGCTTTACAAGTTCTGGTAATTCCTGCTCAGCGATTGAAGCTTTAGCTTTCGCAATAATAGCTTTAGTTAAAATATCATAAGATTGAATTAATTGTCCATTTAATAATTTTTCACTATCAGCCAATGAAAATAACTCTGGGTAAACTTCAATTAATTTATTTACAGCCTTTAATCTTTTATCTCTTGATAAAGTTTCATCTTCAATAGTTTTCTTTAATGCTTCAACTTTTGTTAATTCAACAGAGGCATTTGCAGTAGCACTTTTAGTATTATCTGATACTTCTTTAAGTTTTTTAGATAAAGATTCAGTAGCAAACAATGAATCAAAAACTCCTAGAGTATAGGCTTGCCAAGCAGCAGTTATTGCAGATACTGCAAGAATAGCAAGATTAGAAGGAGTTATTAAAGCAGAAAAGAATAATTTAAGTTTTGCACCAGTTGAAGTAGACTTATCTCCTAATGCTACAAATTGCTCACCAAAATTCTGAAGGTTGTTTGCTACACCTATAATTCCAAAAGGAGCATCTTGGATAATCCTTCCAAATGAAATAGCTGCACCACTCGCAGCTCCTGCTGAACGCTTTAAATTATCGAAAGATTTAACCGCAGGAGAAGAGAAACTTTTACCTAAAGCATTTAGCCTAGTAAGTTCTTGATTTGTTTGTTCAAGTTGAGCATTAAAACCAGCAATCTGCTTCTCATTTGTAGCCTGACTTAAAGAAACCTTTAACTGTTTTGCTTTAGCATTGAGTTGCTCAATTAAACCTATCTTTCTTCTAAATCCAACATTAGACTTTTCAGAATCCGTAGCGGTTTCTGTCTCAAAAGACTTTAAGGTCTGTTTTGCCTTGGCTAAGGCTGATTGCAAACCTTGAATATCGGCAGTTAGGCGTATCTGAAGCTCATTCATAAGTCAAAAATACTAATTTTTAGCCATCTTATCTAAGAAGGCTTGCCGTCTTGCTTTTACAAGCTCTGCGTCTAGCTTTCTGCCACTACCATCTGTAGGAAGTGGGAAGTACTGCTGAATAGATTTATTAGGACTTTTCTTAGGGATAGAAGTATATACCTGATATGCAACCAATCTATACTTCTCCCATTCTCTTGCCTGAGCAGTCTGATGACCTCGAAGAGTAAGTATTGTCTCTGCAAAAGTCATTTCATAAAAATTTTTAGGAAGTATTCCTACTTCACCAAATATTTCTTGGCAAATGTCAAGCCACCTTAATTTTTTTTTTCAGCGACAGAATTTGTCTTTGATTCCAATTCCGTAATAGCAGGTAGATCAACACCCATAGATGACCAAAAAGTATTCCATACAGAATAAATTTCATCTCCACTTAATTCAGAAATCCATTCCCCTACCTGCTCTGCTGTTGCAGTCTTAGTAAACCCAACAACATAGTCGTTTCCAATAAGTCCTGCGTAGATTAGAGTTTTAACCAACAAATAATGATTCTCCTCATTAAGCTTCATTATCCTACTTAGCAAGTCCTCAGTTTCAAAATTAGCTTGCTCACCGTTGTAAATTATCTTAGCCAATTCGATGGCTGAAAAGTTGTTAAATCGCAAGGTTCGTTCCTGACCTCCGATGTTTAGTTTCATGATTCCTGTCATGCCGTAAATTTAGTAATTAATACCAACAAAAAAAGCCCTCTTTTCGAGGGCCTTTAACTAAACACAAACACGGAAAACAGGAAATTAGGTTGGAATTGCGTCATCAATCGGGCCAGAACCTGTGATTGTCACAGAGTAGGTCTGATATTCAGGAGCAGTTGCAGTTTCATCAAACTGAGAGATAAATCCTTGTCCATATCGGATATAAGAGTTATCAAGTGATTGAAACTTAAATTTCTTGGTTGTTCTTGCAACCACAATATCGAAAATTCCTTCAGCAGAAATTTCACTAGCTCCAGGAGCAGTATTTACATCTCCTTCAAAAGACATAGTCCAAGAAGCAGTAGAAGGAAGGTTTTGCACAAAGTCACCAGTACAATCGTTATTGATTTCGGTTGCACCTACAGAGATGGAAAGAGACTTGGAAGAAGTACATACCGCCAATTTCCAGTTAGGAGTCGAAGTCGCAGAGCTGTCGATGTAAACTCCAATATCTTTACTAAATAATTCGTTAGCCATAGTCGTTATCAATTATTATTTCAAAGGTAATAGAAAATTTCAATTAATCAAAAGGTACAACAATGTGGAAGTAGGTACGAATATTTCTATATATCCAGTACTCTCCTGTCCGTAACTGAACACTATTGGAAGAGTTTAGTCTAGTCTCACCTACTCTCCATCCATAGGCAGTGATGTTTATGTCATCCATGTCCATTGGATTGATAATATCGTCAATATCTTCAGCAATGTCCAATGCCTGATCCATGCCTGTTGGTCTAGTGAATCCAGTCACAATGTCAAGTGTAACTTCAGCGTTAAACTTCTTGCAATCTGCATTCTGAATCTCATTAGTAGTGATGTCAGAAATAATTACATAAGGGTAAGCAGCATTCTCAGGAATCGAGAAAGCATCGTAAATCGGCACACCAATCTCTGGGTATAAAGCCTGATAGTAACCTGATTTTAATGCTTTTGATAAATCCATATTCAAAGATACGTTTTTTTAGCGATTGATATTAAATCCAAACCTTGCTCCTGTCTGTTTGAAGGCAAGTCTGCATCTGCAATTAATAGTGTTGTTAGCTGTTGCTCCTTGGGTAGAATCTCCAGGATAGGCAAGCTGCTGACCTTGGACAATAAAATTGTCCTTCAAAGGAATAAAGAACTTAGGGTCAGTCATAAAGTGAGAATCTCTAGTTCTATCATCTCGCATTGCTTTCCATGCTTTCTCCCAATTTAATCCTGATGACTCAAGGGCAAATATCTGTGCCTTACTCATGGCATTGGTAGTCTCTGTCCGTGCAATGGTGTTAGCACGCAACTCAAGGTCTACAGAGCGTATTAGCTGAGTTATCTGCTCATCACTAAGACCTAGACCTCTCTGCTTAAATATAAGCTCATTAACTCGCTTAACTCCTGTGCTTAGTACTTCACCAATTCTAAAGATAATGTAGGTCTGCAAGAAGCCATCCATGAGCCTTCTCCAGAACGATGTCATCTCGCTAACATCTTGAGGTTTTAGAGTACTTGCAACCTCATCATAAATGTCTTTTGTAGATATTTCCTGGTTAGTTATTGGAGCAACTATAGAGTTCCATGTTAGAGTGCCTTCATCTTCCATTATAAGCTGATACATGGCCTGATAAACCATCTTTAACCCATTGTCATCAACCTTGCCGATGTCTTGTCCTGTGGCAAATAAATTAGCCATTTCATTGTACTGATCTGACAAGGCTCTTCGTATCAAACGAGCAAACCTCTTCTCAAAGTAGGAATGCCTAGATAAGAATATGTTGTCAGGATAATTCATTTAGCACGCTCGTAGATTTCAACTGCTCCCCAAATTACTAAAAAAGCAATAGAAATCGACAATAAGTATGCAAATGGCTTGTTAATCCAAATAGCAATCTCTACAATCCCAGAACAGATTGCTAGGCACAGAAATGCTAGAAAGCAAATCTGTGCTAAATCCTTTAGTTTTATCATGTTTGTTGTAATAGTTTCTTGATGTTTGTAAGAGTCTTTTCAAACTCTATTCTTGCATTGCGGTAAAGGTATGACCTAGCAGGTATAGGATAGAATGGTGGCTGATTACCTCTGAACTGACTTGCATATTGCACTAATCCATATTCTTGCAAAAAAGATTGATTAACCCCTACACCTGTTCCAAATTCTATGTATGGAGCATAATCAACATTATTTATACCTCCAGCCTTAACTATCCAGGTTAGTCCATTCTGAGATACTACAGAACGAATAGTTGATTTTAATGCACCTGTATCTACAGGCACATCTCGTTGTGCATCAGCTTCAGTTCTTTCAGCCCATCCACGAACTTCTTTATAGACTCCTGCTTGAACTTCCTTAGAGTACTTGTCTAAATCACTTAATAGAATATTGATTCCACTTACCTTAACTTGGACTGCCATTTCTGTTAGTGGTTTCCATTGCAGAGAACGCTCGGATAGTGATATACCTTCTTAATGGGTCAACCTTCGGAGCCATAGAAGTAAAGTAAAATCCACGCCACTCAATCTGATCTCCATTGATAATGGCAACAGAAGGATTATACCTGATTACAACCTCAATCAATGTACCCAAGTCCTGCTTCTGCACAACAACATCTGCACTAGCACTAATCTCTCGAACACTAGCTCCTTTAGGCTCATAGTATGTAGACACCGTATTAATCAACTGACCCGTAACAGGGTCTTGAGTCTGAACAGAACGCTTAAATGCAATTTTCTCTCGCATCATGGGAATACAATTCTTCTATATGGGTTTACAAGCAACTTAACCTCACTCAACAAGTCAGGCTTAGAATATGCCTCTCTGTACTCATAGTAATGATAAGCTTGACGATAGATTGCTTGTTTAATAGCCTCATTTACCAAACTTGCGTTTGTGATGTAGGTAATGTCAATATCCTTACCATGCTCCTTTAACAAATCACCAAATAAAGTGTAACCAGCAGTAGTAATGGACTGAATAGGGCCATAAGGCAACTTATAGTTTTTTGGCAAATGCAATGCCAAGAGTCTAATGGTTCTAATGCCCAAAGACTTCTGCATATACTGCTCAATGTTCTGCCGTGCAGACTTTAGGAACAATAAAATCAAATTGTCATCGGTATCGAAGTCAATCCTTGCGTAGTCCTTAAAGTCGTTTACATTGTAAGGCTCAACGTAGTTAGCCTCACTCGTGAAAGTCACCTGAACTCCTGTTGCACCTTGATAGTCATATACTGGCAATATATCGCCAAGCATATCTTCGTTAAATTCGTAGCCTGCCATGTTGTAAAGATAATAAAAAAGCCTTGGAAAAATCCAAGGCTCTCAATTCAAACTATTGATTCCTAATTAGGAAGCCAAAGTTACCTTAATGAATGCGTTGTCATAGAACACAGGAAGAGCAACTCTCTCTTCAACACGAACTAGGATTACGTTCTTCTCAGCATCATCAGAGTTCTGATCGAAGAATCTGATACGAGGAGCCTGACGAGTCAACAACTGAGCTTGGTTCCAATCACCAACGATACCAGTTCCTTGAGAAAGGTAAGAGTTAGAGAATACAGGGATACCTACTACATTCAACTGTCCAGTCAATGGATTAACAGTCACAACACCTGGGAAGTCATACTCTCCAGAACCTGCTGCCTTACCCAACAAGATGTTTACATAATCTTGGTTGCTCAACACGATTCCAGTTGGAGTGTGAAGGTTGTTCTTCAACTGACGCAAAGCAGCATCAATCAAGATTTCAATGCTGATAGTCTTAGAACCATTGTAGTTCTCAGAGTTAGCAGCATCAAGAAGCAAACCTTGGATATAGGTATCTTCCTTCTTCAACAATTCAGCACGACCTTTGTTCTGCAAGAATGAAGTCATCCAAGCCAAATCTTCAATCATAGATACAGGAACTCCTTTGATAAGACCTGCAATCCACTCAGCATCTGCCTGATAAGTAGTCATCTTAGGCTCGATTTCAGGTTTAGCACCATCACCATATGCCCAAGTGTTAGCACCACCTACAGTAGCGTTCTCCTTTGGATACTTAACAAATTCACCTGCCATAGTTCCACCAGGAAGTATGTTTCTGTAGTGGAAAGACTCATACTTAACCAAGATTGGGTCTCTGAAGTCAGTTACGAAAGGCTCATATCCTGTGAAGTCAGAATAGTTGAAATCCTTCATGGTCATTTCCATGCCCTTACCAGACTTCACATTCTTAACCATCTCAGCATGGTTAGCCTTCAAAGTCTCATGTAGAGACCAACCGAAGTTCTTACGGTCAACCTTCTGAGAAGCTTTCTCGTTAGCTTGAGCCAAAGCCAAATCCATTTCTTTCTGGATGTCAGCGTGTTTTGCCTGCATATCAGCAGTCAACTTGTCCATTGCGTCTTTAACTTTTGCGTCAAATCCTGCAACATCTTTTTCTCTTTCAGTAGAGAAGTTCTTCTTTAGAGTAGTTAGCTCCTCAGATAGGAAGTCCTGAACTTCCTTAATTTGTAATTCTGCCATGATTTCTAAATGTAGATTTAAGTGATTCAATAATTAATTTATGGTCTATCTCGGCTTTTTTCTCTTCCAAAGTAGCAGGTGCTGGCTTCAGAATTTCATAAAGTGATTTTAGTCTCTCTTCTAATTTTACTAATGTCTCATCAGTTGCATCTGAAGTTCTAACAAACTTCTCAAGTCTGTCCAAGTACTCAAACGCATCTGACTCTGATTTTAAGTCAATAAATGTAGTCTCAGGATTCGCTCCTAAGAATTGTACTGCTGATCCTTCAAACATGATTACTTCTTTAATAACATTCGCCTTTCTAGTCTGGTCAAAGTACTGCTTGTCCTTTGGCACAGAGAACCCAAAGCTATGTTGGTTGATAAGTCCTGATTCTACCATCTTCATGAAGTCAACTCCAAGAGCATGAGTGCCAATCTTAGCCTCATATCTTAAACCCTTCATATCCTCCTCTAGGTTAGTAATCAGAGCTACTGACTTTCTTGAGTCATGGTCTAGCAAGTACTTAATAAGTTTCTTTCCTTGTGGGCCACGCTCCATGATTGTCTTAGTAAATGCACCTTTCTCGATTACATCACCATCCAAATCTTTATTTCCGAACATCGCAAAGTAGCCAGAAACAATTCCTTGCTTCATGTCTGCATCTTGAAATCCCTGATTAATTCCTTTAGTTAGAAAGTTCATATCTCTGCTCTGTTCTTTAATTTCACCTAATTCTGTAAGTTTACTCCTGCTCCACGTTAGTGCAGCCTTTCCTCCCCACGCATCGTACATCAAAAGACCACATCCATCTTCGTATGAACTAGAAGACTCTAAGTCTACTGCGTGCCTACTTAGATAGCTGTACATCCTCTTAATTGTATCTACACTAACAGCTTCTCCGTTAGCAAGTTGATTTGCCCTTTGCTTCCCTACATCAGTTCCACATGGCCCCCAACCATTCTCCTCAACATATTTAAGAACTCTCTTCGCATTGTTTCTTACAGCTTCAGGATAGTCTGAATAGCTGTCAGCGTTTTTTATGCTAATTAATTCCATACACAAAGATTGAAAAAAACTATTAAACTAACAAACTCATAGAAGATGTGCTATAGCTTTCCTAGTATCGTCTTTATGCTCAAACCTATAGTAGTGGAACAAGTATATACCTTTAGCGATACCAATCCGTAATCTTTGCTGCATCACTTTCTTACAGAAGTGGTAGTCAAAGAAATGCCCTTTTATCTGAATCCCTCCTTCAGGGAATCCTCCAACCTGCTTCCATGTACTCTTAGGAAACAACATAAACAATCCTCCAATCACCTGCTGAATCGGCATAATCTCCACACCATGCTTGTTGTATAAGTCAACACCAATCTTTCTGTGATTCATTATATCAGAATCATTGCTCTTTCTTTCTCCTACCAACTGATAGTGCAATCCAAGCCTATTGGTCATGCAACCTACCAAGTCAAATTCTCCTGCCTGTGCTATCTGCTCACACTGCTGATAAATCTTTTCGTGATACATAGGAAGTGTATCAATGTCCCTAAGACAAATCCAATCATTGTCAGGCAATGCATTTACTATCTCGTTTATTGCCCTTCCAATGTTCTTGTCTGATCTACCAGGAGTGATGTGATGCACATTTACTTTCTTCTTGTCCTCAATCTGCTTCTTGTGTGCCTTGACCTTAATGTACCTACTTTGTATTGACTGATGCTGAATATTCTCCATTCGTGTTTGCGTAACCCACATTGCGAAAGGAACTGCTAACTCATCTACAGCAGTATGCTCAGAAACAATGTCCCAGACCTTCTCCATCAACTTATTCTGCACATCATTTCGGTTCGACCGCACAAAGAAGTTATTGTGATACAATCCTGCCTTGTCACTAAACCTTAACTCCATGTAGTACCTGACCTGACGCTTTATCATGTCTACATCTATAGACCTGGTCATGGCCTCCTCATACACGCTATTTCTTAGCCTATGCGTAAACCATATCGGATGACTAGGTGGCTCAGACACCAACCTGACATTGCCATCAATGTAACAGACTAAATCGTATTCACTTAGATACACATGAGATAAGAACTTATACTTCCTAGACTCCTTCTGTAAGTCTTTACTACCTTCCACAAGGCATTTAGTCCATCCATCAGAGTTAAGCATTACATCATCTGTAAAAACGATAAAGTCCCACCCCTCAAACTTAGGAGCAGGACTTAACTCATCATATCCCCCCAACACTACGGTATATACTACCTTCTTATTTCTCTCCATGTTCTCTCATCGTAGAAATTTAAGTTCTTATCACTACTAGCAAACCCAAAAATACATTCCTCCTTCTTAGCAATCATTGCAGGGAATCTTTCAGTCAAGTACTTATCTAATGTAAATTTCTTTAACCTACTCTTTACCTTGTTTGTATCCATCCAATAAAACGAACCGCTATAGTGGAAGTCTTGAGGTACATACGGAGGGCAAGGCAATAGCTTACCACACACACCTGCAAATATCTTATCTCCAAGCCTAGGTACATTCTCTAAATTCTTTCTATACAAATGATGAATCCACATATCTAATCCACGCCATATCGGACGAGTAACACCCTTGCAATGACCATAGAATGTCATGCCACCATCTATTTCTACCAATGACTCTAAGAAGTGAAACGCTTCTCCAGTTGTCTGATTATTTCGGACAACTCGATACTCGCAATCCTTGGGAAGCAAGTTTACCAATGCATCAATAGGGTAGTCTTGATCTATAGCTATCTTTACAATCTTCTTGCCATCAAATACATTCCAATAAGAACGCAATAGATTTAGATTAAGCACATGATAATGGCTTACACTACCATTATAGTAAATAAAGTAGATTAGATTTTTTCTAGCGTCAGAGTCCATGAAGTTGGAGTTTGTGGCCTTTCTAGTACTGCATAACCTAGACCTTTCCAAAACTCTATCCACTCTTCCTCCTGCTTGATGTTAATGTGTCCCCATTGTGCATCATTAACCGTGCTTTCAGGTGTAGAGCTAAACAATATTATTCTAGGCTCAATAACATCAATGGCATTCTTTATCTCTTGGTCAGTCATGTGTTCTGCAACCTCAATAAACAACATCAACTCAGCTGCCTTCGGTTTAGCAATGACCTTCAAGTCTGGATAATTCTCCTTGCAGTAGTACCTGTGGGTCTTAAACACATCCTGAGCCATAACATTATGTCCCTCCATACGGAACACCTCAGAGTAAACCCCTGTGCCACATCCGAAGTCAATAACATTAATAGCATCAAACTTTCTGCAATAATTAGAGACACTCTTTGCCAAATTTACAAATGCCTCATTGTTCATCGTGAGATTCATTTCCTGAACCTCCTTAAATAAAAACTCTTGTTCTGTAATCATCGTGTTTAGTTTATTATACCATTACAGACAATAACTTTATCGTCTGCTCAATTATGTCCTTCTTACTAGTACCTTCTCTAAACTCAAAGGTATAGTCCTTAGCATTACACCAACAAGTGTATTCATCACTTAAACTCTGAGCCTTAACCGTTATTATCCCATTTACAGGATCAAAGTTCTTGGTCAATATCTTCGTCTTCATCTTCTGTATCTTCCGTGTCTAGTTCTTCTGTTTGTAAGCTCATACCTCGCATATCACTCAACGGCATATAGTTCGTAGGAACCAACACCTGACTCTCATCTACCAATGTACCATATCCTAACGCCTCTCTAATCTCATCCTGGCTGAATACCATCGCCTGACGCATCCAATGTATCAATTCCTTCTTGTCAGCCTCCAATTCAGGATAAACATCAGTATCTGACATTACAACCAACTCATTGTCTCCATACCACTGACGTGCCATCTTAGTCCACACATCATCCATCTTTCTCAACAATGGCAACACGCAGTTTGTAATCACTCGAGTATCTCCTGCCTCACTATTCGCCAATGTTCCCTGCGGAGTCAACAACTGAGATGGATAGCCATAGATATTCGCAACCTGTCTCTCCAAGTCTTGATTGAAGTCCAAGATACCCATGTCCACAGGACTCAAGCCTATCTGCACCCACTTCAAGTCACTCGGTGTTACAACAATGTCTCCAGCATTATGTGCGCCCATGTGATTCTGTCTGAACGAGTCATTAATCGCCACAGCCTGCTCGGCAGTCAACTCAGCCTGATCTGCGTGCTTAGCGTTACCACTCACAATACCACTCGGCCCCATGTTGGCAAACAATGACCCCTGAGCTACATCTGCAAATCTCTTCTGAGAAATTATGTTTACGCTACTTCTCAAGGGACTGAGTCCCCAGAAAGTACTCTCGTAACCTTCCCACTCAGAAACAGGGTTGAAGTACTTAAAATGTGCTATCTGACTCGTAGGTATCACATTCTGGAAGTTATACGTTATCGCATACCCTGCCAACGGATTATTCCGCTCTCCTGACATCACAGGCTTCACAGTAGGACTCGGCACACTCCACAACTCCACAGGCTGACTCGCTCTCACACCAACACCAGGCACAGAAGCATACACAATCGCATTCCCTGTAATCAACAGATACCCTGCAACCTCTTCCCTCAACTGCCTTCCTGTACTAGTCGGATTCGGCATATCCATCAACGCTAAGAACGGATGCTGCTCAATAGACTCAAACGCCTTCACCCTCAACTTCGCCAACTCAGTAGCATTCTCCCTGCTCTTTACATACTTCTTCTTAGCAAAATATTTCTCTGCAAATCGCTTATCCTTAACACGATACAACATCGGTGTAGCATCAGCACTCTTCTCAACAATCTTAGAAACTACAGACTGCACAACAGGAATAGTCTTGTAAGCCTTATCAATATATATGCCGTCCTTTGCATCGTATGGCATCCATACCCCCTTGATATACTGCCATTGCAAGGCTTGCGGTAAGCCTAGCTCTTTAGTTCTGAATGCCTTGAGAAGATTCATCTATTTTTTTTTATTTGTAAAAGTACAAATTTTACCTAAATAATTTCCCCCTTATCAACACAAACCCTTCACTCTTCTTTTTTATCATCAACTCAGTCAATCCCCAAACCAACGCATCAACCCTATCTGGACTCTTACCCCTCTCAGGATCAAACGAAATCATCTGATTCTCCAACGCAGGGAAGCTACCAACATGATACACCTTCCCCTGCTCATACAACGAATACACAGGCTCCGCCCTCACATACTTCCCCTTCGTGGCACTCACCAACTTCACCCTCGTGCCAATACCCTGACTCTTCAACACCGCCTCAACCATGTCCCCACCCTGGTTCTTCTCCGCAACAATGCAATCCGCTGCCCACCTGAACGCAGCATCATTCGCAATCTTACTCCAATGATTCGGTGAATACTTCCCACTCAAGTCCTCCAACACATACGCATTCCCATCCCTGTCCTTCCCACATACAATTATCCCTGTCTCATCACTGTCCATGTTCGCAGTCACCGCAGGGTCAATCGCCACAACAATCCGATTCATGTTCGGTGCCTCACCCATCCTCGCCTTCATGATTATCTCCCTGTTCCACAACAACCCATCCTTGTCATCCAACCACATCCCCAAGAACAAGTGAGCATACCTGTGCGGATTCTCCAACTTCGCCCTCTCCGCTGCCTGTATGAACGACTCACTCAAGTTATGCTTATTGTCCACATACGTTGTGTGAATATACGTCGTATCACTCCGCTTCTGCCTCACAAACGCCTTATGTATCCAATGACTCTTGAAACTAGGGTTCATTACCAAGATCACCCTGTTCGGCTTGTCCTTCGCCCTAATACTCAAGTCAATCTTGTCAAACACATCGTGGTCTCCCAACTCCTCCGCCTCATCCAATACCCATGTAGTCACATTCGCAATACTCT